ATTGATATCATTATCAGCTGTACCAACTCTGCCTTGAGATTTCATTAATCTTTCCGCAGTGAATTGTAGTTCACTTGGGATAATTAATTTTAATCCTCTAGCAGCGATCTTTAAGCCTCTTTCATCAGTGAAAGCCGCAATATCAATTAACGACTGCTCTAATGAAGTCTCGTTTAAGTCAGCAGAAGTTGCTAACTCGTTCGAGAATGTACCAGCGATTGTTGGGTGGTCAGTAGCACAAAGCTCTTTACCATCACCGCCAGCGAAGCTTGAATCGAACGCATTGTTTAACACATTCGCTGCTTTAACTTGTTTTGTGTTTGCCATAGATCTTGCAAGAGCTTTTGTGTATCTGCTTGCTAATCTATCATACAAGTTATCTTCAATAGCTTCCTCAGTGATTGAGAACGCTAATGCGATTGTGTCGTGAGTGTATCTCGAAGTGAAAGTCTCTTGAGCAGAGTCGTATGATACGCCTTGCCCTTCGCCTTTTACTTGAGCGTTACCGAAACCAGATAACATTACTTCCTCTTCGAAAGCTCTGTCTGAATTTTCTGTATCGAAAATTTCAGTGTGCTGGTTTTCGTATCTCTTATACTCCAGGCCAAATAGTGCATTTAAACCTGGCTCTAGTTCTTTAACTAGTTGTGATCTACTTATAGCCATAATTTATATCCTCCTATTATATGCCTGTAGCCAACGATCCAACAGTGTATTGGTGTAAGTTCACCTTTACAACTACTGAACAGTAAGCTGCTGTTTGATCTTGGTTTTCCACATCTTCAGCAATTCTAACCATTCTCAATTGTTTAGCTGTAGTAGCTGCACTTGAGATATCTAGAGTTACGCTTGATTTACCGTTAGATGTGTCTCCAGCCGCTGCAGTTGTAGCATAAGTTAATCCAATTTTAGATTTTCTTAATGCTAAAGTAGCACCTAGAGTCGCGTTTGTCGCAATGATGTATTCTTGAAAAGGATCATCATTAACGAATGCGGTTACGTCTTCGCTATTTGCTGGAGTAGTACCTGCTGGGTAGTAGTTAGCAAAAGTTGGTTTTTTAGTTGTAGCGTCGTTGTAGAACACTCCATTTAAAGTTCCAACCATAGCTGTTCCTGCTGCTGCAGTTACAATGTATCCACCAGTAGTTGCTGAAATATCAACTTTTACTGGCTCTCCGTTGTAAATAGCATTAGTCTCACCCGCATCGATTTCGTATTTAGACTGACCAGAGATAGCTGGAGTATTTCCAACTCTCATAGCAGCGACTAAACCGAAACCTTGTGTGTTTGAGTTTGCCATAGTTTTTTTCTCCTATAAAGGTTTTTAATTAATCGATGATCTAGAAATATCTAAAAAATTACTTCTTCGTACCACCGAAGGTTACACGAGTCTGTCTATCACTATTGATAGGCATACTTGGATGCTGTTCCTTCATGAGATCGTTTTCAAGTGCTTCGTTTCTGTCTTGAGTTTGCTTTTTAAAATAAGCATCTCTAGACTTCGCAATCTCTTCGGGTATCCTTGCCAGCACAAGGCCGCCAACTCCTATGACTCCTGCATATTTGCCTTCCTTTACAGTTGGATAATCAGTTTCAGGATATTGATCTGCTCTTACGAGTTCCCATCCTGATCTAATTTTGCCTGACATGTTTTTCGTATCATCGAAACCCATGCTTTCGGCTCTTATCCATCTGTGTCTGAATCCATCAGGCGCAGGTGGTGCATCTAGTGATGACGGGGGAGTCCAAGTTTGAGGACGTGTGTCCTTTGCTCTTGTCTGACTCGCACGAGAAGTTTTTATATTATTATCTTTTTCCATACGCTTATGCCTCCTTCGTGGTTAATTGTTTTGCGTACTCTTCGAGTGGCACACCTAATCTTTTAGCTATTGCTACTTGTGACGGCGTGAGTTTCACAGTTCTTTTGCGTCCTGTTGTGCTCGGACGATTAGCGGAAGCTACAGTTTGAGCAGGTCTTGCTCTTTCTGTAGAATTGCCCTGAACTTTATCAAATTTATGCGGGAATTCAAGTCTTATTCTTTTATCAATCTCCGTATAATATTCATCTGAACTAGGGTCAAAACCTTCATCTTCAGTCAGCTTTTTATGTAAATCAAAAGCTGTGTAAGTCATGGCAGAATCACTACCAAACCAAGTATTTTTAGAAGCCCAAGATTCAGCTTTAGCGTCTGTTGGAACGTCATCAGGAAGTTCTTTACCTTGGTAGGTATTTACAGTTCTCTGAGGATTAATGTTTACTTCTCTTTCTTGTTTTGGTTCTTCTTCTGCTTTAGCTTTTAAACTCTGAAGTCTAGCTTCATCCATTGTCAAACTTGCAATCTGTTGTTGTGCTGTAATTTGCCCATCAACATCTTGATTTTCAATAGCAGTTTTAAGAGCTTGTCTTGCAGCAGTTAAACTATTTTTAACTCTGTTTTCAAACTCAGAAACATACGACTTATCAAGTTTTGTTAACCTGCCTTCGTATTCTTCTCTTCTTTTTTTCTCAACTTGAGCAAAAGTAATAGCTTCTTCTCTTTGCCTTTCGGCTTCTCGCATTTTACGAGTTAATTTAGCAATACGTTTTTGAACGCCTTCGCTATATTTTTCTAACTCGTTTTGTTTATCATCCTTTTTTTCTTCTGAACTTGCTTGAACATTAGACTGCTCATCAAGTTTCTCAGATGAATCATTGGATTGACTATTGTCTTCAACGACTTCGAGTTTTTCATTCTCTTGCTCCTTTGCTTGTTGATTATTTTCGTCTAGATTAATTTCGGCTCCTTCTTCTTCGCCGACATCAACCATAGGTTCGTTTTTTTCTTCTGGCATAGTGCTCTCCTATGTTTAAATGTGATGAAGGATTGATTCGGGATTTTTAATCGTCCCCAATACTTCATCATCGTTTAGTATTCGCACTTCTCCACCTTCTATTGGTAGTCTTGATCCAGCATATCTGGCAAAGATCACCCAATCTCCTTTTTTGCACCAAGGACCGGTTGCAAATTTTTCTTTGTCTGCATATGCAAGTGGTCCAACTTTAATCACATAACCACAATTCACTGCGATTCTAAGTTTGTCTAAAGTTTCTTGTGCAATTAAAATTCCGCCTTTGGTTTTATCTTTTGGTGTAAAAGGTAAAACTAAAAGCCTATAACCAGACGGATCTGGTAACTCATGTGTAATTGAATCCACATTGGTTTCATCAATTTGTTTTTTTTCTTTTTCTGAATTTTCTTTTTCTGATTCGTATTTATCTAATAAAGCTGACTTAGTCTTCGGTACTTCGTTCGCCGAATTTAACGACGTTTGTTGTGTCTCGTTGCTCATCTTTTTGCTCCTTATTTTCTAGCAGGTTAGAGATATCCTGAATAGTTATTTGTATTGCTTGCGCTTGTCCCAACAAGTATCTGTATTTTTCCATATTGTCAACACCTCCACTAATCATAGTGTCTCCAATATTTTGAAGTCTATTATTTAGAGTTCTTTGAAGTTTATAAATTATAGTTTCTAAATCTAGCATTTCCACCTTTTTCTAGCCTGGCGAAGTCTAGAATTAGGATCTGCTGCTGCTTTTGGAAATTGTTTCATTTGCCCTGCACTTCTTGCACAGTACGACTTACGTCGATTTGCAGCTTTTGATCCTGGTTTGACTTTTCCAGTGACCGCTGTTTTTAATTTAGATCCAGGGTTTTCACGTCTGTATCTTGCAACTCCAGCTTTGGTCATACCTGCGCCGGACTTTGTTGATCTAAAATATTTTTTAGTTTTTGGTGGCTGTTTGTCTCTTGTTCGTGCCATTATTTCTTTTTACCTTTTTTTGCAAAAGTTGCAACGTTCTTTGGTTTAGGGCCAGTGTTCGACGCGGCACGTTTTCGTTTGACTGCAGAAGCCTTCTGTCCAGCACTCATGCTTCGGGCCTTTGCAAGAGGGACACATTTCGGATATTTTCTTTTCGAGCCTTTTGATCTCCCGCATGGTTGATACTGCCCATTCTTCTTCGGAGCTCCAATGTCGACCCATTTTTCTGCTACCCACTTACGTAAACCCATATTAAACGTATTTAGTTTTTTTTCTTCTGTTATTCATAACTTTACCACAACCTTTTGCAATTCCACCGTTTGCTTTTTTAACTCTATCTTCGTTTATAAATTTAGTTAAATCTTTCTTTTTTGGTCCACCAAATTTTTTTTCAACTTGGATTGATATATATGGCTTACCTTTAGATTTAAACGTTTGAGAACCACCTGGATATTTTACATCTGCTTTTGAAAAATCTTTTGTAACAGATCCTGAAATTTTAGTTCCACCTTTTGTTTTATAATCTCCTTTAATTCCGTAATAACCAGATGTTGTGTCTACGCCTACATATTTATTTGGTTTTGTAGATCCCTTTTTAACCCCACCAACAGGTTTGATATTAAATTTTTTTTTCAACTTTTCAACCTTTTTTATAGCCACTTCTTTTTTGAATTGCTCTTTTTCTTGTAGAAACTTTTTGTCTAGATCTTTGTCCGTAATCAGCTCTTTCTCTTAATGGAGCTTCATCTGCTTTTCCACCTTCAGCTTTCTTTGCTCGTTTCTTGCCACCAGGTGTAACTTTTCCAGAACAAACTGCAGACGCATACATGTTTGCGTAAGCTGAAGGATAAACCTTAAACTTTCTTTTTGCTGCCGCTTTTCCTCTTGGACAAAGTTTAGCCATTACTTTTTATCTTTTTCTTTTTTAGCTCTTTTAGCAATAATTTTTCTAGCGATTGTAAGTGGACTAATTCCAATTGAAACTTTATTAGATCTTGGAGTTTTATCAAAAGAAAGTTCTTCTTTTGGATTTTTTTTAATTTTTTTAATAGTTTCTTTAGCTTGTGAAATTATACCACCATCTTTTTTAAAACCCATTTTGTTTCTAACATTAGACGGAAGTTTGCCTAAAGATTTTTTCTTATCAGCTGGAACAGGTTTTAAAACTTTTCCACCTACTTTCATTGCAACTCTTTTATTTGCAACTTGTGTATTAT